TCACTTAAATCAAAATTATAATCAACATATAACATTTAATCTCTCCTAGCGTCACTTTGCTCTGCTCGAGCAATCCTGTCTAAATCTGGGGGTATACCCAGTGCATGAGATACCTTGGTATCAATTCGAATAACATCATGATTCATTGCTGCGACTCTTTTATCAAGTGCTGCAATAATGTTTTTCATACCCATGACTGAGCCTGTGACTCCTGCAAGGATAAACTTTAATGTAAGAAATACGAAATACCCAGCTGCACATGCTGCAGCAATAGGAAAGCCAACATCGGTTACAAGTTTGAAAAACTCATGCATACTATATCCACTGTTATTATAATTGTAAGGATACTAGTATTTAGGAATTCTTCTTATCTTGCAATTCCTCGACTTCCTTTTCGATGGTCTTTTCGCCAAATATAGTTGATATTTTGTTTAAGAAGGAAGTTGTTTTAGGTGGTTTCTGCCCTGTTTCAGACATATAACGACCTTGTTCTCTTCTTTTGTAGAGTTCTGGTTCCCAGTCTTTTGATGCTTCATCTACCTGTATCTCTGGTAGATCGTCTTCAGATGGGTTTTCTTTAGTTTCTGTTTGTGGTTTCTCTTCAACTACCTCGATAGGTGTTTCAACAACTGGTTCAGGTATTGGTACAACTATTGGAATAATTGGAGTGATAACAGGCTCTACTCTTTGTGTAGGTGGTTCTTCTGCTTTAACATCTGGAAAGTCTTCTTCAGGTTTCTTCCTAAAGTATGCTGTCCATTTATTTTGATTGTTATGTTTTAGATTCCAGTTGGCAGCAATAAGCATTAAAACTGCGAGTGGATCAAAAACAATAACAATGAGAATGGTGACGATGCGAACTGCTTTCTCAAGCATAGTGACATCGTTGGCACTTTCGTCACCATATATCAGTGCTGCAATATATTTTATTGGTCCAACTTCGGCTTCGACCTTGCGGACTTCGCTGGCGATTGGTGCACGCTCTTCCTGGTATTTGGCGATTTTGGCTTGCGAATCCCCGATTTCTTTAAGGATTCTGGCTCTGTCTTTTTGCTGTCCTCTACGGATGGCAATACTTCTTTCGATACCACTGGTTCCTGCACTGGCTCCACTACTGGAGTTGGTGTTGGCACTTCTGGAGATGGTTTCGTTGACTTGAACATCCAATTGATTAAGTTCTTGACGACTTGCATTTAAGTTTTCCTTTTCAGTTTTAATTTTCTCATCAATGAGTGATAACTTAGCTGCAACATTTCCTGTAGGAACTGCTTGGTCTAAGTGTGCTTTAGATAAGAAACCGAAGATGCCCATTGATGTTAGTAGCATTAAAACTACGAGGGCGATGGTGAAATACGACTTCAACAGAGTTGGAATTTGTTTCCAATTCTGATAAAGCCACGACGCTACTGTGAGTTTCGATAGTTCTAATAACGAACCCATAATGGCGATTGGAACCACAGCTGCTGCAAAGATTGCAATTAACCCCATCACTGCGTAATATGCAGCGATTGCGGATAACGATAGTGCAACTGCGAATAATAGGTATGTCATAGTTTGTTCTTAATATGAGAGCCATGGACTCTTACGGATATTTGTCCGTTGTAGTAGTCGTCCGACTCTAACACTTTTCGAGCAAACTGTTCTCGTGCTTCTATGTAAGAACACTCAGCCTTGGATTTACAAAAGAAAAGAATCTCACGAAGGAAGTTATCCTTTCCGAGAGATTCTACATCTGTATTTAGTTCAATAGACGAACCATAATATTCTAGCCAATCAGAGTCTATTTTAGACTTAATCTTTTTTCTCTTCTTGGTGCCATTTTTCTGTTTTACTACTTTGTAGGATGTTTTAGAAAATTTGGCTAATTTCTTACCTACATATTTGCGTTGTGTGGACTGGTTCGTAATTAAATATACGAATCCGACACAGTCTTCAGGTAGTTCTTCAACGATTGAATTATTATAAGTCCACATAGTAGACTATTTATTCGTCCTCGTCAATGTCCTCTTCTTCATAAATGTCAGCTGAACATATAGGACAATACACAATATCTTCTAATCTGTGTTCGTCACCCTTAACTGTAATCTTTCCAATCGCACCACATTCTTCACATTCAAAATGTTTAATCGTCATGTTTATACCGAGAATGAAGAGCCACAACCACATGTGGATTTGGCATTGGGATTTGAGATAACAAACTGTGATCCCTTTAATTTGTCGCTTGTAAAGTCAATGGTAGCACCTTCAAAATATTGCATACTCATAGAATCTACTATTAATTTATCAATTACAAAATCGTCTTCTTCTTTACCTTCTTCAAGAGTGAATCCATAATTAAATCCAGAACATCCACCACCTTGTACAAAGGCTCTAACATATTTTGCAGATTGTTCATCCATTAAAATTTCGTTTATTTGTTCTGCTGCTGATGGGGTTACTATAAGCATGAGCATTTTACCTCGTAGTCTTTTATCGCTGCACGAATCGCATCTTCAGCAAGTATTGAGCAATGTATTTTAACTGGTGGTAGTGCAAGTTCTTCTGCGATCTGAGAATTCTTAATAGACCCAGCTTGCTCCAGCGTTTTACCCTTGACCCATTCTGTGACAAGTGACGATGACGCAATTGCTGAACCGCAACCATACGTTTTGAATTTGGCATCTGTTATAATTCCATCTTCTACTTTAATTTGTAATTTCATTACATCTCCACATGCTGGTGCACCCACCATACCAGTGCCAACATTTGGATCATCTTTAGAGAAAGAACCCACATTACGTGGGTTCTCATAATGATCAATGACTTGATCAGAATATGCCATTATTTTGAAATCATCGATTTAATTTTTGTTTGGATTGCAACTGCCCAGAATGGTTGTGGAAAATTCCAACCAACAAAAGCACCTACAGCGATCCATAAAAGTGTATCTAACATGTATTTCTCCTTAGTTAAAATAAAATGTCATATATTAATCATCAGACGCATTGGCACCACACTTAGCACGTTTGGCTTTAGTGAGTGCACCAAAATCTACTGGCCATTCTTTTCCAGGTTGTAATTCAACAGCACCTTTAGGGAATGCATATTGAACACCTGCAGCTTGTTGAATAGTGGCAACTGGAACACGGAACTTGGTTAAGTCATTACCTAGATTAGGATATGGAGGATTGTGGGGGAATGACCATCCAGCAATCTCGTTTGTTTGATTATTTATTACGATTTTATAGAACGCATGCGGAACAACAACACCTTGACCAATCTTCTTGTCTTGTGCATTGTATAAACCACCAACATAAATTGTATAAGATTGGTTACGCTGAACAGTCCAACCACGAACAGCAGTTTCAAGTAATTTCCAAATACCACGATTTAATGAACCTGCTTGCGGACTCATGTTTGTCATGAGGAATGACTCAAATTCTACTTGAACATCCCAAGATAAATCTCCATCAGGACTCATATGTCCTTTGTCATATCCAGTGCCTGCATAATCATCTGGACGTGCACCACCTTGAACAGATTGGTCTGCAGCAAAGGCATTTGTACGTGCCACACAACCAAGTGCATTTTGTGGAAGAAGTTCATATGTAACAAATTTTGGTAGTTTTGCAGCTGCATCATAACCAACAAGATATGCTTGACGACAGATTGGCTGAACACCAGTTGTTTGAGGGAATCCGTATGGAGCATGCACTTGACATGCCGTAACTGGATTTGGTTGACGCTGAGTCCATGCATATGATGTCACACATGTACTCAGTCCTGCCATTATAATTACAAATAAAGCCAATAATTTTTTCATTTTAATTCCTTTTTATGATTTTGCCCAGACATCTTCCCATGAACCAGATAGTGCACCTTTGGCATAATCGGTGACTCTGTTCTCAAAGAAATTACCATGCACTGGTGCATTGATCATTTCTTCCACCCACGGAAGTGGATTCTTTTTAACTTTAAAAATACCTTTCATACCCAAAGATATTAAACGTCGGTCTGCTATATATCGGATATATTGCTTAACATCTGCTGCAGATAACTCTCGCATGTCTGCACCTTGATAGCAAAGATCAATAAACTTATCTTCTAACTCTACCATCTTTTCTGCAATAGTATAAATTTTACTCTTTAGTTCGTCATTCCAAATCTCAGGATTCTCTTTGATATACTCACGGAATAATTTAATCATTGACTCAGCATGGATTGTTTCATCGGCAATAGACCAAGTAACAATCTGACCCCTTCCCTTCATAAGACCATGACGAGGAAAATTAAGCAACATAATAAAGCTGGAAAATAATTGCATTCCTTCAGTAAATGCACTAAACACAGCGATATGCTC